AGCCTGCCGTACACCAAACCATGAAAAAACCAATCCTATGGAAGTATGAAGCGATGTCCTACTGTGCGATGTCCTACTGTGCGATGTCCTACTGTGCGATGTCCTACTGTGCGATGTCCTACTGTGTAGCGCGCTGTTCGATATAGCATAGTGTGCCGGCGACCACATCAGCCGCCGGCAAATCATTACGCTTTCTGAACCAGCAGCTTGATAGCTGAACTGTTGAGCAGCTTGCCGTCAACGCGGGCATAGGCCACGAAACCGGTGGACAACTCATCAGCGTAGCGCTCATCTAAGCGAATCAGGCTAAAGTCCTGCACGAGACGAACGATGTATTTAGACCAGTCACCAAAGGCGATGGTCTTAGCGCTTGCGGCAATCGTTGGGAAGTCTTGGTTAACGACATAACCGAAGCCCAAAATTCGGTCGGGTTCGCCAACTCGGAAGCTCGGCATCCAGAGAGGCACTGTGTCGGTCGTGCCGAAATCCAGTTTCTTCAGATACCCAAGTGTGGCGTCGCTCATCATGAATGCGACGTTTGGACCGGTGCGGTAAGCAGGGTCTACTGAGTGAACGAGGTCGATGAGTTCTGCTTTCGTGATGGCTGTGCTGGCTGCGGTCGTTTTGCCTGTGCCGGCGCCGCCTGTTGCGTCGAGGATGCCGGTGGGCTTGCCGCTTCCGTTTCCATCCGTTAAGGCTTTGTTCAGTGCGCGGCCAAAGCTGGTGCCGACAAGTTCTGCCATGACAGAACTCACGAACGACACATCCTCATCCTGCATGAATTCCCATGACAGCAGCAAGACGTCAGACCAAAGGTAGTCAGCAAATTGCTTGCGGTTGAATGAGAATGCGCGTGGCGTGATGCCGCCGCTGCGAGGTTCTACCTGCCACGACCCTGTTGCGGTCGTGTCATCAATGGTGGGCCAGTTCATGGTCCCACCCCTCGTTGAGCGGTGAATATACGAAGCTTGGAACATGCCGCCGAACTGCTTGAGGAAAACCTCAATCTGACGCATGAATTCCTCCGGCACGACAAAACTACCATTGCCTTGCTGGCGGTTGGTTGTCGCCCGCAGCGCTTGTGTGCGGTCCATGGCAGGGCCAGAGATCAGCTGACGGAAATAGTCCTGCATAATGCTGCGCTCAGCAGCCTGTACAGGCGTTGGCGCCGGCTCATTGTTTGGCTCGATCATCGTAGCCATGCGCTGGATGGCGTCTCGTTCAGCTGTCAGGGCTTTGAAATCGTTGTCTGCGCGGTCAAACTGCTGCATCTCGTCAGCAGTCATAGCGCGGTTCTCTTTCTTGGCTCGATCGAGCAAGTCCTGCATCGTTGCATAGACCCCTGCCCGAAGTTCCAAAATCTGTTTTTCAGTCCTCATTTTGAGAGATTTTTTAGAATTAATTACAAGCGACCGAGCAGGGTGAGATATTCCTCTCGCCAGTCGGCTGTTTCGTTGAATTGTATTTCTGTGGCGGTGGCGGTGGCCTCGACAGTGGCGGCCGCGGCCGTGGCTGTTATATCAACAGCGCCGCCGGCATGCTCACGAGCAGCATCCATGAGTAGCTGCCGGTAAGTTTTATCCTCGCTGTTGCCTTTTTCGTAGGTGTCGATTTTTTCAATCAGGCCATACGCCAGTGCATCGCCGGCAGTGAGCCAGTGGTCTTTGTAGTCGTAAAACTCTGAGCGAACGGTTTCCTCATCCATGCCCGACAACTCGACAAATGTTTTGATGGCAGCTTCGTCGAACTTGTCCAGCGCGTCGGCTGCTTCCCGCAGTTGCTGGGCATTGCCGAAAGCAAAGCTGCTGGTGCGGTGAATCATCAGCTTGCTGTTGCTGGCCATGTGGCGCATATCGCCTGCCATCCAGATGTCGGCGGCCATACTTGCGGCCATGCCGTCGATGAAAGTGTGCACCTTGTTTTTGCAATTCCTGATTGCAGTCACTATCGGGTCGCCGTGGAATACGCTTCCTCCTGGGCTATTGATGCGGATGTTGAAGTCCTTGCCTTTGCGGTCGAGTTCTTTGATAGCTTTGACAACCGTAGCGGCTTCCATGTCATCCTCCTCGTCGTAGCCGTACTGGCCGATGAAGCCATATAACAGCAACTCATCCATGTTGTCATCCATGGATTTAATGACGCGCATGTATTTGTGCTGGGTGGCCGGTGTTACCGATGCTGCTGCCGCCGGCAAGGTTATATTTTGTTTGCTCATTGCCTGTTATTTAATATGTACTTGGTTGCCGCGACTGCAAGTGCTGACGGCTGCGATGCTGAGCGCTGGTTACCGCCTGCACCCACTGATGGCGCTGCTGGTTCGTTCGCCGGCGGCTCTGCCTGTGGCTGCGTCGGGTCAACCATATTCATTGGAATATAGTACGCCGCGCCGCTGCCGTCGGCTATTGGCGTCATGCCCTGCATCTTGCGGGCTTCGTCGCGATTGATAATGCCCCACTTCATCAGCGCGTCGATTTCCTTAGAGCGTGCCTCTGCGTCTGCTTTAGTCAGATCGCTGTAATCAAAGCGGATTTCGTGTGTGTCCTGCTCTGCATCTGGCAGCAGTTTGCGGCTAAATTCCTGCGCGATGTTTTCGCAGAGCGGCATTACTGTGTAGTTTACAAATAACTGCCCTAGGTGCTCGATATTGTTGAATGTTGCGCGGTCAAGGTCTTCCAGCAGGAATTGTGGCACACCGGTGATGCGGGCAATGTCGCTGAGTACAGATTTTTTCGTTTCGCCGTAGCCTGCCTCGGCTGGGTTGCTGCCGGTTTTAGCGTAGGTTGCGCCCTGCTCCAAAATTGCGGTCTTGCCGGCATTGGTTGCGCCGCCATACGTGGCGTTCCAGCTGCCGTACAGACGTTTGTACGCTTCGTCGGTCAGCTTTTGAGGTACGGTTACAACGCCTGAGACCATTGCACCGTTTTGGTAGAACGTGGCGATGTAGTCTTGGTTGCTAAGCGCTGTGCCAAGTACGTCTTTAAACAGATCGACAATGTTTAGGCCTTTTAGGTCGTTCCACGCGATGCCTGAGACGTGAATAACGCGGTCGAATGAATAACCAACGCGGGTATTATCCTCTTTGGTATACACGTATACCGGCTCGTTGCGGCTGTTGATTTTTACCTCGACGCGGTCGGGTTGCAGTACATGCACCTGCTTTGCGTATCCCGTCATGCCGTCGCGGTCAATCCTTGCGTAAAAATTGCCCGTCGTGTACAGGTGAGTGACCAAGGTCTGCATAAAATCAAACTTGGTCATCAGCATGTTTGGCGATTTGCGCAGGATTCGGCCAATGGCGTGCGTGCGTTTTTTGGTTGCGTTGTCGTCGTCGTCTACTTGGTAGACATCGAGCGGCATGGACGCAACTACGCCGGCAAGGATGTTAATTGCTCGCCAAAATCCGGTTATGGCGAGTGCTTTTTCGTTGGTTACGTCAACGCCTGACTTGCTTGGCGGGCCGACAAGGTATTCGGCTATCGACACAGATGGGTTTTCCAGTGAGCGCACCGGCTCAGCTGGTTTAATTTGTCGGATTCGTGCAGATAGTCGTTGAAACATGGTGCAAATGTATATGCACGCACGCGGGTGGGCAAATTGGTGTGTTCACAAACAGTTGCTGGTGGCTCGGCAGTCGGCAGTGGAAATAAAAAAGGCAGCCTGAGAGACTGCCTGCCAAAAAGATGAATAACCCTCCTTGAAAGAAAAGATCTTTAGTGATTTTTGGTGCGATAAAAACCAGCCCCGAACGTCGCAGGGCTGGCACATCATGTATAATCAAAAATTCACTATGCGGCGGATGGGACAGGAATCGAACCTGTGGCATTCGGAGCTTCAGTCCGACACTCTACCTACTGAGTTACACCATCCGTAATTGGCCGGCACATCCGAAAACGTGCCGGCACTCTCGATTGCTACGGGCAGCCGTGTTGACCTTGTTGCTGTCAGTATTAGAGACAACTTTTGCGCTACTGACTGGCTACAAAAATGCACAGAATCCAAAACAACAAGCACTGCACCGCCCCTCTTATGGTTGCGAAGGTTGCAGGAATCGAACCTGCACGCGAGCAACTGAGCAATGTGTCGCGCAACCGTTACCCTCAAACGCCCGCTCTTTTGCGGGCTAAAACCATTGGAAAACCGTATGAAACAGAATAAAAACGGGTTAAACGCTATTTTGTTTGGCTGCTGGCGTTGTTTAGCCTGCCGCCTGTAGTTGTGGGTGGGTGTCTGTTTTGGGAGATCTTACGCGATTAACGCTGATGGCAGTTTAAAATCGTTGCAGTTTAAAATCGTTGCAGTTTAAAATCGCCGCAGTTTAAAACCGCCGGCAGCCTTCCCCGTACTGCCGGCGTAAACCAATTACCTTATGACAAATAACAATTACCATCTTACCGGCAGCAAATTTAATACAAATCCGATAAACGAAAAATGTTTCCAACGTTTTTTTGGAAATTTTTGCTGTTCTCCGATTTAGTCTGCCGATGATGCCTGCTGCGGATTGTCCTAAACGTGTCATACGACCGGTAAACACTGCCGCCGTCAACCTGTTGCCATGCCTGACGCAGAGATACGCCTTGCTGGTGCGCGTAATCGTTAACGCTGTTGAGGTAGCGTGCGCGGTCTTGGTGGTTGTCAAATTTTGGGTGCATGTCTGTTGTTTATCTGGTCGTTGTCTGTGTGTTTGTGGTATAAATATACAGATTATTCTAAATATTTACAACTACATGACCCTCAACTCATAAGAATTATACACGCTATCCTCATTTTCTTTCAACCACTGAAGATACCCACCCATACACATCGCAAGCACCACCATGCCGTCGATTTTCTCGCGTGATTTGTCTTTGTCGAATTTCACCAGTCCATTGGCGTTCTTGATCGCCACGTTGCCGGCCATCCAGCGGAGTACCTCATCGCCGCCGTGCATGAGCTGCTGCATAGCGATTAGGTTCTCAATCATTCGGATGGGCTCGTTAAACTTGGTTACGGTTTGCCGAAATTCAGACATGGTGACGCCTTCCTCTTGCAGTTCAACAGCGATTTTTATGGATTGCCATTGGTCGTATGAGATTGATTGAATGTCGTAAATCTGTGCGGCCTTGTTTACGTCGGCTTTTATGTAGTCATAGTCGATTACGTTTCCGTCTGTGTAAGTTACTAAACCTTTTTTGTGCCAGTCGTGGTACGGTACTCGGTCGCGTTTTACTCTCTGGTCGGTGTTGTCGGCAGGAATGTAATACTTACACACAAACTGGAATTTACTGTCGATGCTGTCCTCAGCTGCACCGTCGATTGGTGGAAACAGCATCCCGAATGCGGTGAGGTCTCGGTTTGCTGAGAGGTCGAATGCGGCGAAGCATTTACGACCGGCAAGCGCTGAGGTGTCAATCGGCTGCTGCCCTGCCATCCACGCGGCGTCTGGAATCCATGTTCTTGACTGCCTGACCCAGATGTTGAGGTTTTTGGTTTTGAAATTCACCTCGGAAGTGCTGCCCTCGTTTACTGCGTTGCGGTACATGGTTTGAAGCCCCTCCAGCGTTGGTGTCTGGCCTAGCGATGGATTGGCTTTTTCCCAGCTCGTCGGGTCGTTCCAGTCGTCGTCTTCGTCGGGTGAAAACACAAGGCCGAAAACACTGTCATCCTGAGACCTGCCGGCAAGGATATCAGCCACGACCTTGCGATATTGGTAGCAAGCCCCCTGGATGTTGAAGCCGGCCGTCGTGATAATCATCAGCAGCGGCTGCCGACGGTTTACCATTGCGGTTTCTAGGTTTTTCAGTACACTGTCATCCGTGGCCTCGTGGAACTCGTCGATAATGGCGAAGTGTGGCCGCAGTCCGTCGAGCGTCTTACTGTCTGCTGCAAGTGGTTTGAAAAATGATTCGGTTGCGGTGTTGCGAATCTGCCGTGTGTTTATGCTGTCGTAGATCTTGCAGTATTTGGCAAACTGCGGATATTCGTTGCTCATCAGTTTCGCCATTATGCTGCCCGCGCCCCAACAAATGGCGGCTTGGTCGTACTTGTTGGCTGCTGAGTAGCATTCTGCGCCGGCCTCCTCGTCAAAGAACGCGCCGTACAGGCCGAGAGCGCCGGCAAACTCGGATTTACCGTTCTTCTTGCTGATTTCAATGTACGCCTTACGGGTTATTCGGGCACCGGTGGCCTTGGATTTTAGGCCGAAAATGTGCGCGATCGTAAAGTGCTGCCAAGGGAGCAGTTCAAACTGTTTTTTGTAGTAATGCCCAGAGGTGTGCCGAAACTTAGAGATGATGCTGGTCACATATTCGACCTCGCCGGCATCGAAATAAATATCTGGGTGCTGTTGCAGGTCTAGGAATCGCTGAACGGCTTGTTTTTCTAGTATGCCGGCGTTTCGGCTGCCGGTGAGTACAGATTGTATGTAGGTTTGGTATTTCATGGTTTGGGTGAGTGAATGATTGGGTGAGTGTTTGGTTATCAATTGATGTAATCAATAACCTTGAAAAACAAGTAAAGTGCGACCATACCAGCGATGAAGCCAGCGACATAGCCAAAATACATGGTGGTGATAATCAAAATGCCGCCTACGAATGCAGTGCCTATTAAGGCTTCGATTAAAATTATTAACTCTCTCATGTGTTTAATATTTATGTGTTAGTTGAAATAACTCGGATAATCCTTTTTAAAATCCCAATCAGTTATCCAATTGACAGCTTTAATTGCAAAAATGCCAGCCACTAAAACCGACAAAGCGCATGCTAAAAATGCGCCAAGCCATTTAACTGTCAGCAAGCATACAGCAACACACAGCACAAGTGTAAAAATAGCGATTGCCAGCAGCGCGATTGAAACCAATAATTTACGTTTTTTCATGTGTTTGATATTCAAATTAAACAATTCAATCCGTCATCCTTTTACCGGTTATTTGTTCACCACCGCCTTTTGAGGCCGCGCAAAGATGTCCAATACTTCAGCCTCTTTGCCGGCAGGTGGTTTTAAGATGGTTATCTTGTGGATTTCCATCAGGATTGCGCGGCATTCTCGGTAGTCCTGCAATTTCATAGATTTTTCGTACAGCGTCCAGAGATGCATGGCTATTTCAGCAGTGCCGGCCTCTGTATCTGGGTTGTAATACTCACCAATTATGTCCATGGCACATTTGTACGCGTGCTCAAATCCGATGGCTGAGCCGAACTCCTTTGTGTAGGCCGCCCGCAATTCGGTTTTGCCTTTGACGGCCCGAAGTCGCTGCTCGATGATGAAGTTGGTCTTTTGGTCGCCATTGCCTCCGCTGCCGGCCTTTTGGTCGATTGCGGCCTTTTGGTCGATTGCGGCCTTTGGGTCGATTGCGGCCTTTGGGTCGCCCTTGTCGGTTTTTTGCTTCATATTACTTATTTTTTTAATTAATTATCAATCTTGCAACAAACAGCAGCCAAAACCGCAAAGTTCGTAACAAACCTGCAATGTTTTTAGCAGATTTGCAAGTTTGAGCGCAAGATAGTGCGGTTTTTGGCTTGTGTGAGATGAAACGAG